CATTTCATCGTATGTGCCAAGACCAAACCTGTAGTCTAACATAAACTTTATTTCTTTTTCTTTCTCAAGCAATGTCTTCTTACGAACAATAATGTCCATTGCTTCTTGTTCTATGTTGTCAGTACCGTGTGTCTGCTTGTCTAACCACGTAGGGTTTTTACGTTGGGACTCAGCCCTAGTAATGTCAGCTACTGCACCGTACCATGCCCCTAGCTGCTGGGATACATCTTGTATCTCTCTGCCAGCCCCTACAAGCATCTTAACCCCTTTAAATGCTGCATTAGCTGCAGCAAAAGCTGTGATGGGGTCAATCATTTAATTATCTCTTTGCGTGGCTAGTCGTAACCACATTTAATGCTTCCTTAATTGCTTCTACATTTGCATCAATACGTGCAATCATTACGTCATTCTCATGTATATTATCAGCTAGTCTAGCACTGTCTATACGTACTTCAGATATGTTAGCTTTGTTATACTTAATGTCAGACACCATACTGGACACTGCCCACACAACAGCAGCACCTTGGGCTAGTAATGCCCCTGCTATTGTTACTAGTGTCCAGTTGATTTCCACAACTTATCCTGTAAAGCTATCGGCTGCTGTAATAGCAGAATTAATAGCAGTAAAGTCTTTGCTATCCCAATCACTGTATGTGTCTTTCTGATGTTTTAGATAGCCTACGCTACGTGTAACACGTTCTTTCTTTTCATCATGCGTCAGGTCATGCCCAAAGTCTTTATCTGTTGCACTATCGCCTTTAGCGTGAGTAGCAATAACACTATTGATTGTGCTTGCCCCACCTAAACAAGCTGCATGGGCTTGTGTAATTTCATCTGCTGTACGTGTCATTTATTTATCCTTACGAGTTTGCTGCAATTGCAGAGTTAGCAGCAGTCATACTTTCTGTAGTCCAGTAGTCTTTTGCCACCATGAGTTCCAGATGCTCTACATTGCGGGACACTGTGTCAGTCCAATCGGCATCTTCCATGCCCTCTGGTTGACCAGCGTTAAGGAGGTCAACTGAGTGACCCATCGCTGTGTAGTGCTGTGCGATTTCTTCTGTGGTTGGTGTGTCAGTCATTGTTTAGTTTCCTTCTAGGGCTGTGATACGTGCTTCTAAGGCATCGTTCTTTGCGGAGAGTTCTTGAATTGCTTTTACTAGGATTGGTACAAACTTGCTGTACTGAAGACCCATTTGCTTGCCATCATCTGATGTAGATACAGTAAGGTTTTTCTTAGAGGCAGTTGTATATCCAGCAGCTTCTTCAAGTGCTTGAACCTCTTGAGCTTTAAAGCCTATGTCTAACCAATCTTCTTTGTGCGTACCGTCTGGAGACTGTGCAGCAAGATCATAGTCATCAGCAGACTTGTCACCGTATTTGGAACGCTTGTCCCACTTGTATGTTACAGGAGCTAGTGCTTTAACAAAGTCCAAGCCTAAGTCTAGGGCTGTAAAGTCTGTTTTATCACGTTGGTCTGAGGCTACAGTCCAATCTACTTGAATATTAGCTTCAGCTATACTCTCATCACCAAGTACAATTTTATTACTACTTGTTCCTATTGAACCACCGGGACTACCTGTAATTCCTGCGTCTTTTCCTAGAAGCAGATTGTTACTACCTGAAGTGAGTGCTGCCGCTGCACCACTTCCTAAAGAAGTATTATTTGCCCCTGTACAAACAGATGCAGCACCTTGTCCAATAGCAGTATTATGACTACCACAGTTAGCACTAAGTGCTAAATAACCAACGGCTGTGTTGTTATTACCATCATCAGTGCCATCACCAGCTTGGACACCTACAAAGGTATTTTGTACACCTGTTGTGACTGTTAGTCCTGCAAAATAGCCAACGGCTGTGTTGCTGGATGCGGTGGTGTTTGCAGTTAAAGCTCCATAACCCAAACCGGTATTATTACTGCCTGTGGTGTTAGCCTGTAAAGCAGCACCAAATCCGTCAGTTGCACCACCAAACGCTGCGTTATTAATTCCTGTCGTATTTGATTGTAAAGTACTTGCACCTACCGCTGTTACTTTACCTGTAGTGTTTGCTGTTCCTGCGTTGTAACCAACTGCGGTGTTATAAGCATAAACATTCGCTGTGTAATTAGAATTGGTTAAAGCCCCATAGCCAACTGCTGTTTGGAAATACCCTGTTGCGCTTGTTTTTAAAGCAGTACCACCAATCGCTACATTTTTTTGACCAGTAGTAATTGCATACCCAGCCTGATACCCAACGGCAGTGTTGTCGCTGGCGGTGGTGTTGGAGTAGAGAGCAGCTACACCTATCCCCGTATTAGAACTACCTGTGGTAGTATTCCCCAACGCACCTGTTGCAAAAGCCGCATTAGAACTGCCTGTGGTGTTGTGTTGTAATGCTGCATAGTAACCATTTTGCTGGCCAAAGGCACTGTTGTAATTACCTGTGGTGTTGCTATAAGCAGCGTTTACTCCGAAAGCATCTATATGTCCTGATGTGTTGCTATAAGCAGCGTTAGCACCAACAGCAGTGTTACTTGATGTTGTATTGACAAGTAAAGCATTTGAACCAACAGCGGTTAAGCTATTTCCAGTTACATTTGCGCCTAAAGAATGACCACCAACAGAGGTATTGCTAACTCCTGTGGTATTAGCATCCATAGACTGATAACCAACGGCTGTATTTAGAGCAGCTGTTGTATTTGCTGTTAAAGCCTGATACCCAACAGCCGTATTGTTGGATGCGGTGGTATTTGCATCTAATGCAAGTGCACCTATTGCTGTGTTAGATACACCTGTTGTAATTGCTGCACCTGCGGCATAACCAACTGCTGTGTTGTAAGAATCAGTAGCACTGGTGAAGTTTTGTGCAAATAAAGTGTCATTACCAATTGCTACAGATTTACTGCCTAAAGTATCTGAGCTTAAAGCCTGTCTTCCTATAGCTACATTATCGTCAGCATCTGTTAAATCATCAGCTGCATTTCCACCAATTAAAGTGTTTCGTATACCTGTAGTAAGATTTGCACCTGCATTATAACCAATACCTATGTTTAAAGCATCTGCACCTGCATTTAAATCTTCTAGTGCATGATACCCTATAGCAACATTTCTGCCATGTGCATCTTCTGTCTTTAATGCTTCAAATCCGACAGCCGTATTTCTATCACCCGTAGTAATCGCAGTACCTGCCTCATCGCCTATAAGCACATTTTTGTCACCGCCAGAGGCTATTGAGTTACCTGCGTTTACACCTGCTATAAAGTTAGATGTACCAGAGGTGTTTGTAGACATACCGTCAGATACAATAATACCTGTAACATCTACGCCTGTGGCTGTTGTGGCTAGTTTAAGTGCATTGTTATGATATAAAGATACCGCACCTGTTTCAATAAAAGTCGCTAAAGAAGCATCCGTGGTACTATTAACATTAAGCTGACTTGCCTTTAAAACAAGAATACCTGTTCCGCTGTCTTTAATATAGCTATTAGACCCATCGTGATACAAGCTAAGGTCACTACTTGCACCCATCAATATTTTAGCATTGTCAGGAAACAGAATATCATCAGTGCCTGTCGGTATACTAAACACTGTAGCATCTGCATCGTTTTTAAATGTAATGTCTGAGGTGCTACCCTGTCCTGTAAGAATAAGACCTTCTGCTGATGTGTAGCCTACTGCTGCGTTATCACCTGCTGCCGTGTCTGTAGTAGCTTCTAACGTACCACCAGTAATAACGCCCGTAGTCGTAATGGCACTAGAGCCAGTATCAATAGTACCAAAACCACTAGTAATACTACCTGAGTTTAATGCTCCAACAGTTGTAGCTGCAGTAGTAACAAGATTAGGCATAGCTGTAATCTCATCATCAAAGTAAGCAGCTAAGTCAGTAACAGCAACCTGCACCATAGTGCCATTGTCATTCATAACAACACGGTCTGCATCAGCTACAGTAGTAGCAGTAGCTGACGTACCACCATCTACAATATTAAGTTCTGCAGCAGTACTAGTAACATTAGTACCACCAATATCTAGGGTAGTCATAGAAACTTCACCTGCTACGGTTACTACACCATTAGCAAGAGTAATTAAGTCTGTATCATCTGTGTGACCAATAGTAGTACCATTAATAAGAACATCGTCTATGTCTAATGATCCACCAGAAATTAATCCAGTAGTAGTAATAGTACTAGAACCTGTATCAATAGTACCAAAGCCTGATGTAATGCTGCCACTATTTAATGCACCTACAGTAGTTGCAGCAGTAGTAACTAAGTTAGGCATTGCAGTTATTTCATCGTCAAAGTAAGCAGCAAGGTCTGTTACTGCTACTTGTTTCATTGTACCAGCATCATTAAATACAACACGATCAGCATCAGCTACAGTAGTAGAACTAGCAGTTGTATCACCATCAAGAATGTTTATTTCTGTGGTAGTAACAGTAGCACCATCAAGTATTTCTAATTCTGCTTCTGATATACCTGCACCACCAATAGTAAGTGTACCTGAGATATCTACATTACCATTTATATCAATAGTAGTAGCAGCTATTTGTATTTCACTGTCAGCTACAATGTCAAGCTGACCGTCAGTACTAGAATTAATATAGATAGCAGTATCACGAAACTGAATCTTCTCCGTTGACGCAATAAGTAAATCATCAGAAAACTCAAAGTAATCTTCATCCTCCATCCACTTAAATACACCGTCATTAGTTTCACCATCAAATGTTACTGTAATGTCTGTGCCTGAAGTAGCATCACCAATAGTAATAGAAGTGCCTAATAGTTTAGTAATTGGTCCACCTTCTGCAGCAGTACCATCATGTGTATGCCCTGTACTTGCAGCAAAGGCAGCTAAAAGTTGATCATATTCATTATTAAACAGATCAGCGGTGATAACATCGCCATCAGTAAAAGATGATTGTCTTGTATATGTAGCACCCATTTAACGTCTTGCTCCTAATTGATACTCTAATTGAAACCCTTTAAGGGAATATGGTGCAGTTTCACCACCATCATTTACTCTTAGTGCAACAGAAAAGCCTGAACCCTCTACTGACTGTCTTACTAAAGGCTGTGAAGGTCCACCAAAAACAAACTGTGTAGCACTACTACTAGTACTAAATAAGGCAACACCAAATTGTGCAGCTACAGATGAAGAGTCTAATGCATATGCTGCAGGTCTTGCTGAATTAGTAGCTTCGTTATCATAACGTACTAACAAATCAGCGTCAATAGCAGATTCAGGTTTATAGTTAATAATAACTCTTTGCATGTGTTTTCTAACACCAGTATCACCAAAACTTAAATCTGGACTTCTATACCTAGCTAATATTGGGGTTCCATCAAAAGTATTTCCTGCTTCTTGACGATTTATATAGCCTGAAAAATCTCCATGTAATACAGTTGAATTACCATCAATAACTAGGCTGTCTGTAGCAGAAGGTTTTATACCACGTATCTCTGAAAACTCATACTTGTCTGCACGTTGAACACATATAATACCTTTTGTTAAACTGTTTGCCTGACCTTCTTTAGAGAAAAATATTCTATACTGTGTTTTATCTGGTATAACTACACTATCAAAAATTGCAGCATTCTTAATGTTGGCATCAAATATAGACTGCACATTTTGTGTAATTGATCCAAGTGCAGTATCACCAATTCTTGCAGTAGCTGCAACAGTTCTTAATCCATCAGGTCCAAGAAATAATAAGTCACCTGCAAATTCCTGAATAGTGTCTCCATTTACGCAACCAATATTTCTCGTAACAGGTTGTATTGCAAAGTCACTTAAAGTAGAACCTGTCATTTTAAATATTCTATTTTCACAAAATATAAATAGTGCATCACGAAAAACTTTTAAAGCAACAATGTTATCATCTACTTTAATAGTACCTGCACCCTGTCCAGAATTAAAACCATCTTCATCAAAAGGCTCACTAAACACTAATGTTTGAAGGGTACTAGATTTACCTGCATAAAACATATGTGATTTAAATGCTACTACAATAGTAGAACCAGCTACAGAACTTTCACTAACGTCAGTTGCAGAAACAGAAGAGTTAAATATTGTTGGTGCATTTGTACCATCAACAACAATTATCTTTTCATTGCCATCAAAGTTATATCTTTCAAAACGGTATTTACCTGCACTACTTCTTCCAGTATCTCTCTCTGTCCAATCTTCTGATACTACATCATCAACAGCATGATTAGCCGCAGTAGTACTTGAAGTAGCTCTAGTTACACCTGTAAAAGTAACGGAGGTAACACCTGTATAAGTAAAGATTTCATCATTAATTTGTATAGTACCACTAGAAGAAAATCCTGTAGTGCTATCTACTGTAATAGTGCCAGAGCCTGTCATGCCTGTGCTAGAAGATATCTTAGAAGCAACTTCAGTAGAAGCAGAACTAAATATTTTTTCACCTCTAGCAGCCAATACTTTATCTGCAAAACTAGCAACCATAAGTATTTTTTCAGAGCTAGCAGATGTTTGAGGTACTATTTGATTTACGTATTTACGATGTCCATTTATTCTTCTATAGCCACCCTCAACATCAGGCTCAAAGTTTTCTAACTCTAATGCTTCTCCCGGTTGCATAAGAAAAGTAGAACGGTTTTTAACTAAACCGCCCTCACAATTAAATGCTGCAGGTTGTGATCCAGAACTATCAGGCACTAGCTTATAACCCCAGACATAAAGTTACCTGAACCACGTGGTCTTGATACAACAGTAGAGCGAAGATATTCGTATTTATTAATAAGAAGACTTTGCATATTTTTAATACCTTGTTCAAACCTAGCAAAGTTTAATTGATACTGTTGGGTTTCACCACGATATTGATAAACAAATGCAGTAGCACCATCTATTATTACTGGTGCAAATCGTTCAGGAACTGTTGTAGTATCGCCATGTGCAGATAAATCACTAGGAAATGTATAAAAATCAAAAACTAAATTATATGTTTTATCAGGATAAGGAAATAAAAGATAGTTATTATCAGGAGTACGAACAATATTTTTAGGTACACCACCATCTTCAAACTGTGTAACAGCAACACCACTTGAATGCACAGCAGCAGTAGTGCTGTTAGCTCCACGTGTACAACCTGTAATATCATTACCTGAAACTGCAGTGTAAGAAACCTGCTCACTTCCTATATGTACCGTACCAGACGCATCAAAGTCTGTAGTAGATGTAAGAGTTAAAGTTGTAACAGAAGCTGAGTGTGAGCCGTTTAAAGTCGTAGCAGCAACGTCATCTTCTTGATTCGCGTAATCTTTTTCAATATACTCATTGTAGTTTAAAGTAACAAGATTATTTCCTGCTGCATTAAGGTCACTGTCTTTTTTAATTCTAGCTGTACTGTAATCTATAGACTTAGTGCTAGTAGGCACAGTGTATCTAGTTTGTCCTGCTACTAAAGTAGAAGAATTACTAGAATGATTAAAAGAATAGCCAAACTCTCTTTGATTAATATACCGTATTGACTCATTAACTGCATTCTTACATTGTGTTTGTACACCCCTAGAATTAGTAAAAGTAGTGGAAGTAAGCTCTACTTCATTCATGCGCGTAATAACACTGTTAGTTAATGAAAGAAAAGTAAGAGCCATTATATTTCCTTAATAAATCTTTTATGCCCCAAGAATTTTTTGTTGCATAAGTTTGATACACTAATGGGGCCAGTACGTAACCAGCCCCAAAGTATGTAGTTTTATTAAATGAGGTCACGTGCTGCAACAGCCGCCTCAGTTTTTGCAGCCGAAACATCTGCAACTACTGCATATACCCGAAGGCGTCCAGTAGCAGGTGCAGCACCAGCAACAAGAACGTCAATGGTATCAGCAG